CATGTACTGCTCAAGCAGCTGCCTGATCTGGTTTTGCGTCAGGTAGTCTGACAGATCCACCTCTTTGCGGGTATCGACCCACGCGCCGGTGTCACCGTCCCACGTCCAAATAGTGTCTGTGGTACCAACGACCGCCCACCAGCCGTTTTCGCCTACAGGAACAGCGGCTTTCAGAGCTTCCGGCGTGGCGTACCACCCCTGTGCACCGATGGTGATGGTGCGGACCTGCTCAAAGTATTCTTTTGTGCCCTGCAAATAAGTAGCAGACTGAGATTCCGAACGCTTTGAATTGGTTTCGCTTGTCTTGGCAGCAGCAGCAGACAAAGTTGCATTTTCAGAGTCTGCTTTTACAATTGCAGAAACATCTTTTGCGGCATTTTTTGCAGCCTGTTCTGCTTTTGCACGTTCTTCCGCAGCGGAATTTGCCGCAGAAACGGCTTCCTCTTTTGCGTTGATGGCACCTGCAACTGTGCTCAACTCATTTAAAGTGAATGCGTTGATTGGTGTGCCGTCCTTTATGGGTTCGTCGTTTCGGACGAGCGTTACAACTTCAGACGACCCATCCTCACGGACTAACGTCCACCTTCCAGGATATTTTGATATGCGGTCTTCAAAAACCATATTGTCCCTCCCCAGCCATGTATTCGCCAGAAAAAGTAACGTAAGTTTTGGCGATTGATTCTATGTCTGACAAAATGCTTTCAAGTTGGTTCATTGTCTCGAATCCGAGCCTATCCATAGACGTAGGTGTCGGCGCAGTTTTGGCGTCTCCTGAGTTTTTAGAACGAATAGATTCGATATTCGACAGCCACCTAGTAGCATCTGACGTGGTAAGATACCCGTTTATGTTCCAGTCCGTCTTGACATCTACGGCCGCACCAAGAAGTGAAGCAAGCTCGGATATGCCGGTTTCTATTCTCGAAAAATCCCTGTAGTCAAGAGCCCCTTTCATACCGGAAAGCCACTCTGCTTTTTCCTCATCCGTCCAGGTCCCGTTCACGGCTTTGCCGTAAATGAACTTTAGGCGGTCAACATCGTCTTGGCTTCTGTCTGTAATCCAAATCGCCATAGTCCCTCCTTAAAGCAAAATCTTTTTGCCGTTGCCGACTTTAGTCGTGGACGGAAGCGTGAAAGCAGGGCTGAACTTGTTAGAGCTCCAAGCATTGTACTGCTCTGTGAGGAAAAAAATCCTACCTGCACTAGACGTTCCAAGACTGTAAGTCCCAACGAGTTGGCCCACGATATGGTTTCCATCAAAATCTCGCCATGCAGGGGAACGTGACCATCTGCGGATAAGACGATTGGCGGAATCATCATAAGACTGAACAAAAACATTTCGGGTTTGCTTTGGTAGTACAGAACCTTCTTTTTCGAAAAATGGGTTACTGCCATTTACATAAACATCTGCGTTTTTGTCTTCCGGGTCAAACATCTCATAAATAGACGGGAGAAAAACACTGCGAGAAAGCGTTCTGATTTCCGTAGTGCTACCACCTACCGTGTAATAGAAAGAAGTAAGCCCCATTGCGGACTTGACGGTATCGCTAAATCTGTTTGCGTAATCTTCCTTCAACAGCCTGTCGATGGAGCTTCCGTCGTATGTATTGACGTGTGTCTGGTTCCACACTGTTTCAGGAAGAGGTTCTTTCCTGATGAGAAGTGTTCTCCCTGGACCATTTAAGCCAGGCTCATACTCATGTTTTGCAACAACAACCTCTACATCCGCACCACTTTCTTCAATGCAAACAGACGATCCTTCCGGCATATCCGACAAAGACGGAGCCTGACTGATAACAGTACACTTTGCAGATACGGAAGATACGAAGGCTGTGACTACAGCATCTCCGCTGGAAACAAAAGAAATGTCGCAAGCGGAAACGCCGCCTTTGTTAGAAACCACAGAAATGGAAACAACGCCGGGAGGAGATGTTTCCCATCCGATTGCCGGGGAATCCTCTGGGGAAGGAACAAGCGTTGCGGTTAAACGAACAGTCTCTCCAGGAGCAACGGAAATGGAATCCCTGTCAAGCCTAAGAGCACTTACGCTTTCCACCATATATCCTTCCATCGTCCCTTTAAAACAGCCATTAAAGGTATACTTGGCGTCCGTAACGAGAACGTTAGATGCATATCCAAACTGGTGGTTGGCCCTGACAAAGGATAACGCATCAATATGAGGGCTTGCACGAAATTCCAGGTTTACCTTTCTTCTGTTAGAAAGAAGTGCGTATGTTTCGGTCAACGCATTTTTTGCGCTAGAAGATACAGATTTCGATACAAGCGGATTATTGATGCTTTGGGTCGCTCCGTTCCCACTAGCTCCGGCTGGATAAAAAACGGATTCGCCGCCAACCTTGCACGATACGTTTTTTATTTTTGTCGAAAACGTTATTTCTGGGTATTTAAAGCTATTCAAGAGCGATATTTCCTCAATACCAGACCTCGTGACTGGAACAAGAGGGACACGTTCAATGTGAATGACCCCATCTCTGGATTGGTAAAGAGCCATCCCGGCTGCGTTTGCAGCAAGCTGAAGAATGTCTGCGTTTTTGTAGGAAGAAGTATCGGAGGAAATGTCGCAAGAATAGTCCTTTAATTCTTCCGAAATTTCGTAAGATATCCCGGGAACATCCAGAAGTTCCAATGCATCAAAGCACATCTGATACAGCGTTCCGCTCGTGTGCCCGGTATAGATGGAATCTTGGAGGAAAGACAGAGCGTCTCTGGCATCAAACGACGCCGTTATGCCATTCGCCGGAATTGTCCATCCAGAAAGAAAGAACTTTCCTCCATCAATCCATTCGACCGCATCTCCAATGTCCATGCCGTACTGAACTGAAATCTCCTGACGTTCATAAAGATACCGATAAAGCCCACCTGGATTTACCGGGTTCCAGCGTTGCTCGGAGTTGTCAACAGAAAACGAAACGGAATCTTTGGAAAGCTGCCCAGAAATTGGGTCGCGTTTTGATTCGTGCGTATAAGAAAGCAAATCTGCTTTGCTAAATTGGACGCGCAGACCAAATTCAACTTGTTCCACTCTGGCTCTGCGTCCCTGGATGCACCATTCTAAAATTTCCAAACTGATTGAATCATATCCGGAAATCTCAAAATCTACAGAGGATTCAACAGACTGGTTGTCATCAACTTGTTTTGTTGCAACAAGCTCGCTGCCGTTATAGACCGTCAATTTAAAAGATTTTGCATATTCATTTAAAGTAGACGACCACACGATTGTAATTCCGGGGATTCTCTCAGTGTGTGTTTTGCTGAAAGAGAAAGTGATAATCGGATGGTTTGTGTCAGAAACACAATCCATGCTTAAATACCCAGCGTTCTCGTAGGGCTCTGAACCTGGGACCAAAAGTTTGCTCCCATCAAGGACCCACAAATTAGGTTCTCCGGTGGCATAATTGGCTAAAGAAGCAGAATCCAGGTCTGTGACAGACAACGTGTTGCTGAATAGAGCCTGGTTGGAAGAGCTGGCAATAGCGTCTGCTTGCGCCTTATCGTCAGAGACGTGATAAGTGATGCGAACAAACATCTCCGGAACAAGTGTTTTGTCGTATTGCTCAAGCCACTTGTTGGAAGGCAGAAAGCCCATGAATAATCACCTCTCTTAAACTTCAACCAGGCTAAGGGCTGCTCCGACCCATCCCATGACGTTTCCGTTGGACGGGGAACGTCTCCACATCCCAGCGGTTCTATCAGAAACGTACATTTGCCTTGTCGTGTAGCTTGCAGTCGCTTGGTTATAAAACCGAACAGTGCAGTAAAAGTTTGTGGTGAACGGCCCGATGACGTCCGCCCACTGTCTTGCGGTAAGATAATTCCATTTTAGGGAAATCTTTGCAACATCGTGCCGCACCACAGACCCAACGACTTTGCCTTGTACGTTTCGTCCAGAATCGACTATAGTGCTTGTTGTAGCGTCGTAGGAGGAAGGCTCAGGCAGCTCTCTGCCATTTACTGTGACGAGAGATTGCATAAACGTAAACCTCCTTAGTAGCTGTAAACTTCGTCTCCCATAATCTGGAACCCACGCTCAGACTGTCGTTTCTCAACGGACGCAGTGATTTGCTTTCCGTCAAGGTAAATCTTGAGTTCTTTCCCTCCGGTAAGCTCGTCTCCGTACCGCTGGAAGATGTCAAGGAATGCATTATAGCAGCCATCATGGACGGCACTGCGGAGCTCTTCGGGGCTTGCTCCGCTAGCAGAAGAACTTGGGTAATAGCTGCCGGCAGATGTATTGGAGCCATTGGCGGAATCGTAATCGCTCGTGCCAGGGTAGCTCGAGTAATTATTGTCTACGGACGGGCTGGAGCTTGTTCCGTGCTTTCCAACAAGCGTTCCGACAATTCCTGCGATGGCGGCTGCAATTGCGACGCCACCAGCAATCATGATGACGCCAGTCGGAATGCCAAGAGAAGTCAAAACACTGCCAATCGTCTGCAAGATACCCATAAATGCAGCTCCAATTTGACCGATAAGACCGGCAATGCCAGCGATGATAGATGGGAACTGGCTCAAAACGCCAGAAGAAAGGCCAATACTGATTGCCCTGCCGGATGCCGAGATCGGCCCGATCAAAGCGGAAAAAGACGTTGCAATCTTGCTGCCGAGACCTACAACCTGCGTGGAAATTTCTCCAAATTTTGAAGTAATCCCAGCTAAGATATTGCTCCCGATGAGTTTTGCAGAAGAAAATACTTTGGAACCAACGGTCTTAAGAGCACTGGTAAGATTGGAAACCAAGTCGGAAGCATAAGACTTGACCTGTTTTCGGTTTTCTTCCCCCATCGCCTTCCAGATGATGGCTGCTGTGTTTTCGGCGACGGTTTGGATATCGCCTTTCTTGACCGCATCAATCATGCCCTTAATCGTGCCAATAAAGTCGCTCTTGAGGCCGTTGTCGATTTCATTCCACTTTGCGTCAAACGTATTGACCATGTTGTCAACAAAGCCGTTTGCAACGTCTGCGCCATAGTCAATCATCTCGTTGCCCTTCTGCTGAACAACGTTTGCCAGATTGGTCATAGCTTGTTCGACGTAAGGAAGTGCTGTAGTGATACCGTTTGCAAGGCCTTGGTCAATAAATTTACCAAAGCGCTCAAATAGAGCAGAGGGAGAGTGAATTTCAGTATCGGTCGTGAACTTGTCAATGATAGCTTTTGCAAGATTTGCCGCAGCGCCTTTTGCGGTTTCAATGCCGCTTTTGATACCATTTACGAGGCCCTGCCAAATGTTTTTGCCTGCTTCAAACATTTTGGAAGGAAGAGAAGTGATAGCATTTGCAACGGCTGTTACCATATCGGAAGCAGCTTTTGCGGCATCTTTTGCCCACGTTTTGATATCATCGATAAATCCACGAACAGCTCTCGCACCGTTTTCGACGTGTTCATCGAGATGTACGAACCATGTAACAACATCCTTTACCCAATTGATAAGGTCAGCAAAACCAAGAACCGCCTTTTCGATGAAGTTACCGTTCATCTGAATATCAAGACGTTCGGTTTCACTTACTCCATTGGTAATCCATCCGACAAACACTCCGATATCGTGAATCAGCTGAGAAATGCCCATGACGGCATTCTCGATGAAGTTACCGTTCATTTGTAAGTCAAGCCTATCAGTTTCGGAAACACCGTTCTGAATCCATCCAATAAAAATTGCGAAATCATTGATAAGGTTTCCGATGGCTGTAATTGCGTCGCCTACAAAATCAGCAACTTTTTCGCCCATAGACTTGAAAGCATTGAACCAGTCCGTTTCCATCTCAAAAGCTTCTTTTTGGCTTTCGCTACCAAGGCCGCGAACTGCAACAGTGATTGCTTCAAAACCAAGAACAGCAAGACCGGCTACAGGATGGCCACTAACAATAAGACCGATGCCCATAAGTGTTGTGATTAAATCACCAACATCAAGATCAAGGTCTTTTACAACGTCAGAGATTGTTTTGAACGCAGAAGAAATGCTATCCTGCCAACTTTCTGGAATGAGATTCCAGATTACTTGCTTTAAGTTGGAAAAAGATTCTTTCAGGTATTTGATGGATTCTCCGAGTTTTCCATCTGTGAGCGATATATTCCAACCCTGCCTAAGCCCTTCCGCGGCAAGGTAAATCATAGCTCGAACACGTTCAAGGCCTTTTCGGAACGCCTCACTGTTTTGGTACAGGTCAACAAAACGAGCAACCATAATGCCAACAGCGACAGCTGCTCCCATAATGGGAGACTTCCAAAGTTTGAGAATTCCTTCAATTAAAGAGCCATCGCCTTTGATTTTATTGAGAGCTTCAAGCAAAGCGTTGCCAATAGCCCACGTTGCAAATCCGGCAGAAATACCAGCAATCAATGGCGCAATCTTTTCCAGCTTTGCCTTGATTTCGTCCACGGCGTTGCCAACATAGTTCTTGAACATATCGTAGCCGGACAGGTCTACGTCACCCAAGATGTTGCCAGCGGATGCACCGCTACCAGAGCCGGAACTTCCCTGCGTTGGATCAATAATGTTCAGTTCATCAAAGCCCATCGTGTAATCCTTGAGGGCTTTGGCGGCTTTCTTTGTCGAATCTGCCGTGTCATCCATTGCGTCACCAATGCCACCAACGCTGTCAGCGCTTTTAGTGAAATCAGTGAACACGACCTTTACACCCATCAGCTTTGCCACCCACTGAACGAACTCTCGAATGAGCTGTACGGCGGCAATCAGCGGGGGAAGAATGGCTTTCAGGGCAGGGTAGAGCAGAGAGCCAACAGACTTCGCCAACATATCAAGCTGAGCTTTCAGAATCTTAATATGGTTCGCAGGGCTCTGGATGGTCTGTGCAAGGTTGCCCTGCACGTTGGCAGTCTGCTTCATAATGGCAATGTAACGCAGAACCGCCTTATCCGCCTGAGACAGACTAGAAACCTGTTTGTTAAAGCCTAAAGCAAGAAGCTCCTGCTGTAACCGTGCCTGAGACAGATCAACGCCCAGACGGCGAATAGGCTCAATCTCGCCAGAGATTGCGGAGGACATTGCAGTAAAGGTTTCGGCAACGTCCTTGTTCCAATAGGAGCCTTCGTCATAGGCAAGCTGGGTCAGGTTCTTAGACAGAACGTATGCTTTGTCACTGGTCAGACCAAACGAAGTACCCAAGCTCTGAATGGTAGCCATGTAGGTCATCGCTTTGGTCGGGTCAACGCCAAGCAAGCCCTGCATCTTGCTAATGAGCGTATCGGCTTCACCGCTCAAATTGCCCATAGCATTATGGAACAAGTCTGTTGCTTCATAGAAGTCATTAAACTTCGCAACAGCGTTGCCAAGATACTCAGCGATAGCTTTCAGCGAAACCAGCTTTGCCATGTTCCGCATAAAGCCGTTCATCTGATTGGACAGACTGAGATAGCTCTTGCGCTGCTTTTCGTTGGCAGCAGTCACACGGTTTGCCTGTGTCACAACCTTGCTCAACTGTGGCGGCAGCTTTGCAAAGGCGTTGCCTACCTTGTCAAGCTGAGATGCAAGGGGAGCAAGAGCAGCAGAAATCTTCTGACAAGAGCTTGCAAAAGAATCAAGGTCAGTCGCTTTCAGCTTGTCGGTCAGGTCAGGAACCTTTCCGATCGCATTGAAAGCGCTGCCAAGAGCTTTAAGATTCGATGCGTCCAGAATGGACAGCGGAGCCAAAGCGTTAGTGAGCTGAGTAATGCTGCCAGACATGGAGTAAAAGTCCACGCCGTTCAAGCCAGACACAGCCGCTGGAATCTTCTTGATCGCATTCACGACCGTGTTGATGCTTTTTGCGCTTGCGGTCGGGTTTACGTTGGAAAGTCCATTTAGAAAGCTGGTGATTTTGTCCAGCCCGGACATTCCAGCGGATGCCTGTTTCAGCGTTGCAATAGAACCAGCCAGCTTGTCAAGGCTGTTCACAACCTTTGCCACGTTGCCTTTTGTCCGCAAATTAGAAATGGCAGTAGCGAGCTTGTCGATATTAAGCTCTGCGCCCTGCGATTCCGCAGAAATCTCTACGGATAAGCTCGTAATATCAACATCAGCCATCACTACCACCATCACTTTCCATCATAGAGAACATCATTCTCTTGATTCGCTCCTGCGCCTCAACTGCGCGTTGGTATTCATATTCGTCTTTCTCCTTTTGGGTAAGGGGAAGCGGTCTATCCATGTACTTGATGGGGCTAGACCCTTTCTTTCGGAACATATTGCCAACCGTAGAGGAAAGCGCAGATGCCATGTAAAAGCCATTTCTCCACGCTTCAGCATTGGCTCTACGTTCCCGTAGCTCCTCTGCGTCACGGTAGACCTTCACCAGCCAGACATCGCCGTACCAAAACTGGTCGTATGTCATGCCGATGGAGATGTAATAGGCTTCTACATCGTGGAACAGCTTGGAGAAGGAAAATGGTTCTCCCTCTCCGTCTGTTTCTTGAGATTGTGCGGTTACACAATCTCCCACGTTGCGTTTTTTGCGGTCTTGTCCTCAGTGTCAGTTGCCAGCAGGGACTTGGAAGCGTCCACGAACATTTCAAGCAGAACACCCATCAGGTCTTCCTTATCCTCAATGTGCTGGAACATCTCATCAACGACCTTGTGCTTGATGCCCTTGTTCCGTGCGATGAAAGCGCCGTAAAACAGGGCACGAGAGTTGGACAGCAGATTGGTCATCTGGGTGTACTGGCCAATCTGAAAACCTGCACGCTCAGTGGCTTCCACGCTGTCGCGGGTGAAGGTCAGCTCGTAAGTGTTCTTACCATCGGGGGAATGAAAGTTGATAACTTTAGTAGCCATAATAAATGCTCTCCTTTATAAATAGGGGCAGAACCAAATCCGATGTTCAGTTCTGCCCGGTTTGATTGATTTGATTTTTGCGGTTTAGCCGCCGTTGACAGTCAGGGTCTCGCTGAACTCAGGCTTCTTGGTGAAGATGCAGTTGATGGTCATTTCCACAACCTCGTCCACGCCAAAGCCGGACAAGCCAACCTGATGCATACCCTGCCAAGTGAAGCCGGAGCCGTCCTGCATCTTCAGGGCGTAATACTTCACGGTGTTGCTCTCGGAAGTCTCATCGTAGCCAGCTTCCTTGACCTTCTTGTAGTCAGTCTTGTTGTAGTTGGCAGTAAAGGACTTGGTGTCACTCTGGATGATGCCAAAGATGTTGACCTGCATAGGGTCAGACAGGGTGGTGGCATCCAGAAGGTTCGGCTCAGAGATCAGGTCGGGCACATCCTTGATGTCGCATAGCTTTGTCAGAGCGGTTGCGCTGTCGCCACAATACAGGGTGGTATTCAGACCGGAGATAGCAGTACTCATAGAATGTTTACCTCCTTAGTTTCGGTAAATCATTCCGTCCTCTCCGATTGTTGCCCCGTAGCTGCAATCAATCCGATAGACGGAATTGTTATACAGCCCATTCAACGGGGCAAACGATTTGCGATAAAATTTAAGCGGTTCAAGAACAGAATCCACGATTCCAACGATGGAACGTGCTTCTGCAATGCGTCCGGTGTTCTTATTGGAGTAGACCCGCACGCGCAGGGAAACGGCAGCGTACTTGCTGTGACCGGCAGAATCAATGTACACAGGCAGATTACTGTTTTCCTCTATCTGCACACACGGAAACTTCTTGACATTGCTGTCATTGATTTCACCAGTAACGAAGATGCCGGGAACTTGCTTTCGCAGCTCCTTAGCAACAGCCGTGAAGATAGAATTGAAATAATCGATCAACTATTCCAAACCTCCCTCCACGTTGCTTCAACTTGAGAAGCCATTTCCTCAACAGCTCCCCACATAGCCATAGCCGGTTCGTTGCCGTCGGTATAATTCAACTGGCCTTTGCCATCCACCTGTTTGACAGGTGTGCCAGCATTGCCGGGGTCACCGTAGTAGTACCATCTGCGGTTTGCACCTTGCCCTTTGCCGTAGGAGCCATGAGCACCAACGCCGGGCGGTAGTTCACCGCCATATCCGTTGTGATGTGCGCCAGTGCCAAACTCGATGAACGCAACTGACTTGCCCTCTGCAACGATGGTGCAGGTGTTTCCATTCTGCTCAACACGGCAAGAGACATCGTTACTGCCGGCATATTCTGCATTTGCAAAGCGAACTTTCGCCACGTCAAGCCCTTTGTCAGCCAACGCCCTTACAAACTCCTGTGCCTTTTGGTTCAGGGTGGCCTTGTACTCCTGTATCTGACGTTCCGCATCACGAAGTCCGGCATCGCTCAACCTCACTTTAATTTTCACTTGCAGCCACCTCTTTCAGCGCATACAACGTGTCCGTGATATGCTCTGCGACCTTGACCACAGTGTAATTGAAGGGCTTTGAAACGTCCGCCTGAAACCAGACGTGTGTGCCTTCATAAAGCGGTGTGTTGCGCTTTTTGCTGGACGAACTGACAACGTAGCTGTAATCCGTGAACGCTCCAAAAGGGTTTGCTTCCGCAGAACCAGTAGGAGGGCTGACGTTCAGCATCAATTTTGCGGGTTCGCTCCACGATTCGTATGCGGATTCGCCAGTCTCGTTTCCCCACTCGTCCACAACAGGCTTTTTCTCGCCGACTGGGTTTGAATACCACAGCGGGCGTTTGTCCAGCGGGCTTCCATTGAACATCAGACGATAACACCTACTCTCGGAACCACTTCATTCAGCAGGGACTGCGCCACATCGGAACTTTCCCACACACGAGTAATGCCATTGTTGGTATAGCTCGTCTGTCCGTTTGCGCCGATGTGGTTGTACAGTTCTGCTGCAATGCGTATCTGCAACGACTGATACTGCAAGGGCAACTCGTCCGGTCTGCTACCGAAAGGGTAGCCCTGCGCAAATATCTTGTCTTTGGCGAAATCAAGCAGCAGGTCGAAGAGTGGGTAGTCCTCGTCCGTGATTTCACGGTCAAGTGCAGGGGCGATGTACTGCCCTAGCTTGACTGCCGCTTCGGAATACTGGTCTCCCATGCTGCTTTCCTCCTTTCGCCTTAGTAAGCCTTGATGCAGTACACAGCGTCCATGCGCTCAAAGGACGGCAGGACGATTTCGGAGACGTAGATGTTGGTGTTGACAGGATGCACGGTCTGCTCGGTGGTAACCGCAACGCCAGTGTTCACAACGGAAACCTGTGCGTTGGAGATGCCAGCCATCAGGTCAGCTTCCTCAGGAGTGGCAACATAGTACATATTGCCCAAAGAGCCAGAAGGGGCCAGTACGACATAGCCATCAGGCAGATACTTTTCGGCAGCGGCGGTCTCCTCCGGCTTAAACATCTTGTCGTACAGATGGATGCGAATGCCGGATGCGCTTTCGACAACGGAACGTGCCTCAGAATCGACAAGAACAGCGGTGGTGGTCTTCATGACCGTCAGGAACCGGTTCTTGATTTCATCCGCAGCAATCATCTTGTGGAAAGTGTTGGTGTTCATGTAGGCATCGGTGATAATCTCACCAGTGTTTGCCAGCACGGTGTTTGCGGCAGTAGTCATCGTTGCGATGGGGGTTGCAGTGGTAGGAGCATCCCACTTCTCCTTGGTAGTCAGAGCCTTGTAATTGGACTGCTTCCAAGTGCCGTCAGGGTCGTAATCGTAGACGTAACTCACGCCGTTGGATTCGATGGAAATGCCAGGCTTGCCATCCTTGGGAGCCAGAAGCTGCCATACCATGCGCTCAGGAACGATACGAGCACCAGTGATAAGCTGCGCAGTATCATCGTAGACACGATTGATAACGTCTGCCGCAAACTCCTGATTGGTAGCCAGAACAGAGATAATCTTGCGGCGGTCTTCTTCGTCAATGTGAGTGCCCTCACGAAAGAACGGCATACTGGTCTCGGTCATCTTGATGCCCTGACGAGTACGGAACGTAGCCTTAGTGTCGAACACGCTAGGCTTCAGCGAAACGCCAACGCCCTTGTGACCACGCAGCCACTTCAGTTCCATGCTGACCTTCTTACGGGCAGGGAACAGAGCATCAGAAGCATAGGGCTGCGCATTGGTCGGGTCATTCGTCCAGTAGGCGGCAATCGCAGCAGGGGAGAAGATCTCATTCAGATTCAGTGCCATAATTTAGTCCTCCTTACTCGCTCTTTGCGCCAACATCGGTACGGCAGAAAACGGCGGGAACAGCCTTTTTCAGAGCGGCAATATCGTTTGCAGAATAGGTAAAGCCGGACAGCTTTGCCTTGTCCACATCAATAACGCCCTGAATCAGCAGTGCGCCATTGGGGTTGACGGCAGGGTCAACGGTGTGCAGCAGAATGCCACTGGCATCGGTAGCCGCATCGGTAGCGCTGGTGCCAGTGGTGGCAGCAGCTTTCAGGCCAGTCTTTGCCATAGGATAGCCAGCCGGAACAGCATTGGTCTCCTTGACGGTAAAGGGAATGGCAACGTAGGTATCAGCAGCCAGAATAGTGCTTTCAGGAGCCGATACCGGAGTATTGGTGTACTTCATGTTTTCCTCCTTAATGGAAAGCAGTCATTGCGTCACTCGATGCCTTGTTTGCGTCTGCACGCTCCTTCGCAAAGCGTTTAGCAAAGGAAACACCTGCGCTATCTGCGCCGTCACCATTGCCATCCGCACCCGGAGGTGTGGGCATATCCTTCAGCAGAGAAGCCTTGTAAGCGGTGTCGTGGGCGGTCATAAACTCCGACTGGAACTTAAACACCTTGTCCATGTCACCGTCAGCCAATGCAGACGCGGCCTTGTTGGCAAGTTCAGCGTCATAACCCTGTGCAACGAACTTCTCACGGTAGGATGCAAGGGTCTTTTCCTTGACAAGGTTCTCTTTGTCGGCAGTCAGGGCTTCAATCTGCTTCTGCATCTCTGCCAGCTTGTCAGCCTGTTCCTGTGCGGCATTCTCGTCATCGGTGCGCTTTGCCTTGAGCTGCTTCTTGTACTCGGCAGCTTCGCCATTTGCTTTCGTCACGGCGTTGCGCAGCTTCTCAACCTCTGCGCTAGGGTCTGTAACCTTTTCAAGCGCAGAAATGATTTCATCGGCGGTCATGCCCTCTTTATAGGCATCACCAAGCAACACATTGAGTTTCATATTGTTAATTTCCTCCTGCGTTTTTTTTACCGTTGCTTCCCTGCAACGCTGCGAAATTTGTATCCCGGCTTCCCTGCCGTGTTTATAGCAAAGGGTTATTCGCCCTCTGTTTCTTTGTTAGTATTCTCAGGCTGTTCATCAGTCGATGTTTTGTCGGCATCAACAAATTGTTTCGCCTGTGGCTCTTGCGGCTTCGGTGCTTTCCCATCCTCGCCCAGCTTTCCAGCAGCAATCAGGAAAGGCTTGCTCATTTCATAAGCAGCCTGCGGGTCGGGGAACAGACCGGGCGTGGTGAACGCCAGCTGCGGGTCAATCGGCTGCTGAATCATCTGTGCGAAAATCTGAACTTTGCTCTGCTGGTTATCGTACTGACGGCGTGGCAGTTTGATGTTGATGTCGCTTGCCATCAGCTTAGAGCCAGCCGTGTCACGCAGGATTTTCAGCATTACAGACAGGCTTTGGCGTTCAGCGAACTTGAACATATTCTCGTACTGCTGCGCCCTCGCTTCAGTGTGATTCCAGCCGTTGCGGACGATGACTGCTCCCACGTTATCGGACGTTGCATTCTCGCTACCAGTGGCACTAGGCATGGCAGTCAGGCTGCGGTATACGTTCAGCATGGAATCAAGCAAGGTCTGGCTCTGCTGCTGGTCAAGCTCGTTTGCAATCTGAGAAACAGAAGCGGGCAAGCTGGTTGTAGATTTCAAGCACATTGCCCCAAGTTCTTTGACCTGTTTCAGTGCGTTATCATCCACAAGGCAGTTGGTAAACACCATGATGGACTGAATGAACTGCGCCACACCGTCCAAACGGTTGCTTTCAAGGTCGTTGATGGCATCCAGCACGGGGATAGCTGGTTCAAACAGACCCATCCGCTCCGGGTTCAGTTTGTATTCGACCATCGGCAACATTCCGAGAGAATGGCTCTCAGACTTTGTGACCTTGCCGTTGTCGATTTCAAAGTACTGGTTTGGCGTATACACGCAAATCAGGTCATTCAAATCATTCTTATAATTCCGTGGGATGTGCAGTACGTTGGCGATTGGTTTGTGCCCGATGCCGGAGTTGTAAATCACATACGCCATGTCCGGGTCGGGAACATCCACCAGCAGGGGCGTTTCGTCCGGGTAGTTTCCGTTGTACCCCTTGTCAGGAAGAACGATGCGGTATCCCTGTCCGCACTCCAACATCCACTGCCAAAGCCGCCGATCGAGCGCATCCTTGCCCTCATACTGCAAGGCGTTGGACAGGCGGGCAATTTCCTCACCGTCACCTGTTGCCGTTTCAGACCGCACATAAGAGCAAGGAGTGCCGCTCATGTAGCCTGTATAGAAGCCAACGCATTCGTTGGCATGGTTCTCTACAATGCGGTTGGTGATTTCGGCGTGGTACTCCTTCGTGCGATGGAGGACAGGCTGGCTACCCAAGTAGTAGTTGTGCAGAAAGCGAATCTCGTTCTTGTTCAGCAGATGAATAGGCTCTGCCTTGCCCATGACCACTTTCAGCACGTTTGCCTGATTGATTTCCGTCTCCGGCGTTTCAATCGGTCTACGTCCAGTCAGCGGCTCATTCAGAAAGCCGCCAACAATCATCTGATACTCAGCCATGCGTTCCTCCTTTCCGGCAAAATAAAAAGCGCAGTAAGACAAACCTGTTAAGGTCTATCTCACTGCGCTTACAACTGCGCTTCAAAAGCTATTCAGTTTTTAAACTTTGGTACGGAGACCCATGTATCTTTTGGAAGGTTGGAATCTCCAATTGTAATCCAATGGCAAAGAGGACACAGAAGGGAGAACTTACCTTCCACTTCGCCAAGATAACGTCCGCAATCACACGGATTGCCGTTTGCGTCTTTCCGAGGACGCTTGCATCTGACTTTTGCTACCATCTGTGCTCCTTTCGTTGGATTTCTGGAAACAGGCTGTTGAGCACAGACCTGTCAGAAGCTGCTGGGAAACTGTTCGCACTTCCAGCCGTGCTATTCTTCGCCCGAAGAAAACCATTGCAGCCTTTACATTCAGTTGTTGGACAGACGTAAACGGGTAAGCTGCAATTTTGGTGCTGCATAATGGATTTGAACCAATGTATGTCCGGTTATGAGCCGGATGCTCTAGCCATACTGAGCTAATGCAACATAAAAGCCCGGCTTGATTGGTTAACCGCTGCTCTTTGCAATGTCATGCCTAACCATTGCATCGAGAGCCGGGAGTAGCGGTGGAGGATTCAGAGAATAGAAAGCCAAGCAAAGAAGATGGTTGTGCTGCGTAACGGAATCGAACCGTTGCTTGCCAGCCGTGGGGGAGACAGTCTGGCATTCCCCTTACAATTGGAAACGCAACATATAAAGCCCGGTGAAGGCAAAAGAGTGAGAAAACCTCCACCGGTGAAAGGAGGAATATGCCTATTGACGCCCAAGCAAGTAAAAATGAAAAAACCTTGCTGCGCTGGGCTATTCCTTAGAGGAAGCTGCAAATCTTCCTGCGTACATTATAAGCCTTGTCAAGTGGTGAAATCAAATAAATAGACCCAGCGAACACAATATATTGTGTTTTTAATCAAAAAGGCCTCTTGACAGGCTCAATTTTACTGATTCCGTTATACAATTCATCGGCAAGCTGTGCCAGACTATCCGGTGCATCATCGTGCGGAACTTTGCCAAGCTGCGTGAACATTGTCACTTGTTCCATGAACGCCTTGTACTCTTTCGACTGGTGCTTTTCGTCAAGGAAATAGAACCGTTTAATGTCCGGCGCATACTGGATGATTCTAGACAGCTTGCTCTGCCCACTGGGCGCACGTTGGCTACGGACAGAGCAGTGATAGCCTTGCTGACGGAGCTGGCTGTCTACCACGTCACAGTATTCATCACCGCCGTTGTTGGCTTCGCCACGCACCACGTTGATTTTGTGCTGGATAATTTTGCCCACGACTTCCGGTCTGGTCACGGTTTTATCTCCGTTATTAAACACAAGATCAGGGATGAACACGGCATCCCCGTACACATAGGCAATAGGACAGGCGGTAAAATCACCGCCACCCCATGCAATATCCATGACCATCAGCTTACGATCAGGCTCTCCGTCAGGCAGAACGCCGTTGAAATACCGCAGTTCATCGGCAGGGAAAAGCAGACCTTCACGCACATAGGGCTTGCCCATGTACTTTGCCCACCATGTTGCATCGTCAATGCTGGCTTTCATATCGGCGTAGTAGGCATCGTCAAACCCAACGCCATAGTCATAATTGAAATTGCTGTGTCCGTTCTCATCCACCGCAGGAATCACCCGGAATCGGTACTTTGGGTTGTCTGCGTACTGGTTCTGGATACGTCCCAGAGGGTCAAGCACGTTCCAACGTGTACCGACCATCAGTTCCAATGCGCCTTGCTTTTTGCGGTCTTTCAGCTGGTTCAGATAGGCATCGTACTTGTTGTTCAGACGCTCAACATTCAGACTTTCCTCCAAGTCCTCGATCAGGTCATCGCTGTACAGAACGCCGCCCTCACCGATTTCAACAGCACCAGTCAGCGTACCGCCAATAGAGCGGCAGGTCAGGGTGGGGAAACGCTTCTTTCGGTTCAGATCAACGCTTTCGTCCTTTGCGCTTTTGTCCACAAGCTGAACGTCAGGGAAGATTTTGCCCCAGTTGTAGGTCACAGGGTCAGTGATGATGGACAGCACCTCACCATAGAAGCCATTGGTCAGCTTGTCAGAATGCCCACTCATAACCGATGCAACATCAGGGCGGTTGCCCATCAGCCATGTGATGAAAAAAATACATAGCGTCGATTTTCCTACGCGAGCGGGCAAGCTAACTCCCAAGAAGTCAATCCGCTTATAAAACAAGTCCTCAAGGTCATCTGCCAGCACTTTCAGAACCCTGCGTCTCGGTTGATAGAACTTCTTTTCCGGCGCACGATTCCATTCAAGGTAGATGCAATAGCTGTCGAACACATCTTTTGCTTCAAACAGGTACGTCCGACCGATAATGTCATAGACCTTCGCCACGTCCTCGCCTGTTTTCATCTTGCCCATCATGGCTGCACAGATAGAGCGTAGCTCACCAGAGTATTTGTAGGCATCGAACTGCTTGTCTTTCGGAAGAGCGTCTCTCAGGTTCACCACCGCCTGAAACCAGTCCTCGTAGACCTGCGCTTCGGTCGGATTCTGCTTCGCATACGCTTTGATGCTGTCAATGATGGCGATACACTGCTTTGGCTGCATAAAAAATAGGCACCCCCTACCTGAAAATGTAAAGAGTGCCTACAACTGCACAAAAATCAAATATTCGGTTTTATTCTCCAGCTTTGAAATTATAAATCGGCTTAATATGCTTTACAATATCAACGGTTGGAGAGATTGCGTTGATAATTTCCTGCGCTGGCTTATATGCCATCGGGCATTCATCCAACGTGGATTCATCGGCTGACGTAGTATAAATTCCGTTCATCTGCTTTTGGTATTCCTCAACGCTGAATGCTTTTTTAGCCGCTGTTCTGCTATATAGTCTGCCAGCGCCATGCGGAGCAGAGAAATTCCAATCAGGATTGCCCTTGCCAACACAGATAAGGCTTCCGTCTCTCATATTAAGAGGAATAATCAGCTTCTCACCCTCTCTAGCGGATACAGAGCCTTTTCGGATAATATCATCTGATTCGTCAATATAGTTATGAACAGTTTCAAAGAAAGACGCATGGGTCAGCATAGAGTCAATTCCAACACCATCTAAAATAGTGTGCATAATTCTTGCTCTATTCATCCTCGCAAAAGCCTGACAAATCCGCATATCATTAAGGTAAGAATCGCGTTCTTCACCTTCGAGATAGCAAAGCTCATTTGGAATATCAGGGAAACGAATATCCAGCTCTTTGATTTTTTGCGAGATTTCCTGTTCACGGCCTTGCTCTTTCAGTTCCGCAATCAGACGTTCCGTAGCTTCTTTTCTTTTGTTCTTTCCTTTAATATTTGAGATAGCTACGTTTTGATGATACTCTGCGACTTGCTTTCCAAGATTTCGGCTTCCAGTATGGATAACAAGATACTGGTTTCCCTCTTCGTCCTCGTCCAGCTCGATAAAATGATTGCCACCGCCCAAAGTACCCATGCTGCGAAGAATCCAGTCAACATTATGTAGGCTATCTTTGCAGTCAAGCTGGCTAAGGAAAGAATCTGACATTTTCTGCGATTCGTGAACATTCATTCCAGCCGGGACACGTTCTCTGATTACTTTATCTAACTTTTTCGGGTCGATGTGTTCAATTCCGAGTTCAGCGACAAGCATCCCACAGCCAATGTCCACGCCTACAATATTCGGAATGACTTTCTTGCCCAAGTTTGCCGTAAACCCAATTACGCACCCGGAACCAGCATGAACATCTGGCATAATGCGAATTTTGCAGCCATCAACAAAGCTCTGATTGCAAAGCGTCAAAATCTGCTCAGACGCTTTGTCTTCAATATTGTCCGTGAACACCTTTGCGGACGCATATTTTCCGTCAATCGTTTTCAATGTATTCTCCTTTCTCATTCGGTTTTATTCTAGGTTGCGAACAATGTCACCTGTTCTGTTCAGCAATCCGATACCATGTCTGTCGGGTCACGCCAAGCTGCTTGGCAGCGTCCGTGACGGTCAAAAGATTTTGCGAAACCTTTTCGTAAAGTTCCTTATACAAAGAAAAATTATAAGGTGTTGGTTTTCTACCCTTATATTTTCCAGCGGCTTTCGCCTTTGCGATTCCATCAAGAAATCTCCTCTTATATTCTGTTTTATCTTCTTCTGCGTCAATAATCGGATAGCCCTTTTCCTTTAGCTTATATTTTGTCGAAATCTCCATTGCTCTTGCAACATCTCTAGGCAATTCATCAGAGATTTTGAGAGTGACGCATTCATACTTATCCAAAAACTGTTTGAATGTCTCGCTCCTCTTGTTAATGTCTTTGTATCTTCCTTTTCTGCCTATGCCAACATAAAATGGCGTGAGTTCTTTGTGTTCAATGAAAAACCAGATATACACGCAATAATGCTTTTCATCTTCTGACAACTTTTCCATTTGCTTTTCAAAGTCCATATTTTCTCCTTTGTTATTGCGAACTTTTAAAAGAAATGGTATAATACTTCTGCTACCATTTCTTTCTGTTTTGAGAATGGTGGTGGTCACTTTGGCGGTAGTTCTGTGGTGGGGCTACCGCCTTTTCTATTAAAAACTGCAATCGCAATTTTTACAAAATAGGTTCCTGCTTTCCTTTTACCCATTCATCATTTTTCCCGTAGCGGTAATAGCCCTCATAAGTCTTTCTGTTCCCAAGGATAGATTGAATTGTGCTAGAGGTAAACGGCTTTCCGTTTCTGCCGCAGTAGCCTTCTTCATTCAATCTGTCTGCTACGCCACGAATTGTATTGCCAGCATCACGCAATTCAAAAGCGCGCCGAACAATTATTGCTTCATCTTCTTTAATTGAAAGTTCACCATCCTTAACTTCATATCCCATCGGAGCCTTGCCACCGCTATAACCGCCGCTTGCAGCCTTAATGGCTCTGCCGCTAGAAGTCCTTTTCGTGATGTTCTCACGCTCCATTTGAGCACAGCAAAGGGTAAACGCTTCAAGCATTGTAGAAAAAACTCCCATTTTCCCAAAATCTTCCGCAACGCTAATGAGAGAAATCTCTTTTTTGAGCAGAAGCATTTTGTAATAATAATAAACGTTGATGTCTCTTGCAACTCGATCACTTTTTGCAACAACAACCGCTTCATACGGAGGATTGGAAACATCACCATACACGATACTGTCAAATCCCGGCCTTTCCTTTGCACCGGATTCACCAGCATCGGTAAACCACTTGATGATATTCATATCATTCTTGCGGCAGTATTCTTCGATTTGCTCTTTCTGGGCTTCCATTCCGAATTTATCTTCGCCACATTGCCCATCTGTGGAAACTCTGACATACGCAGCCACATTTTTCATTTTTACCAGCTCTCTTTCTTGACACTATTATACACTATGTACGTTTAATCGTCAAGAGATAGTTTGCGTATTTTCAACTTTTTACTATCAATAGGGTAGTCAAACGGCTGTAAACTTTTTCGTTGCTTTACAAACTGTATACTTGAATAGTAGCCTTACGAATTATCGAAAAATATCTTTTGAGTTACTATCACTAGGGTAAACTAATCCGTTTACGGAAGTACTATCAAATAACGTAAATTTACGTTAGAATGCGTAAAATTTCACAGATGTGTGACTGAATTATACAAATTGGGCTGTTGACAACTATATACCAAGCGTCTATAATCTAAGACAGCAGAACACACGATGAATCGGCCAACTACGGTAGATTTATCCTTTGTGGCATAAAAAAATAGGCCGTCAGCATACCGACCAAAGTAGCACTGACGACCTATTCCACCACAAAACAGAAGCTGCGCAACCAAGGGCGCAGTCTCGGTTTCTGTCAATTATTATAGCAGAAGCAGACCGCTTCTGCAATAGAAAGGAGCAAAAAACATGAACTTTCCCACGACAACCGAAGAATTTCTGAAAACCCTCGCCCACGGCAAAGAGCCAACCAGCGAGGACAGGGAGTACGCCGAAGCACTGGGTAAGCTGTCCGAACTGAACTACCGGGCAGGGTACGAAGCGGGACGTAAAGAAAAGTAACATAATTTCGGCAATTCGTATGTATTATAAATTACATCGTAAAACCGTTTGAAATTATTTACTTCACAAGGAAAAGTGGCGTAATATAATTACGCCGAAAGGAGGTGAACGAGTATGACGTACAACAACCCGAATGGTGCACAGTGCAACGCTAACGTCAGCAAGGAAATGCTGGCAGAGATCAATCACTACTGCACCGTATGCGACCTTAACCGAAGTCAGTTTATGCGCAGAGCCATTTCAGAGTATCTGCAAAATCATCCGCTGCCCGATGAAAACGAAAAATGATACGTCCGCTGAAGTTTGGCGACAGAAGCGAACGTATCATGTAAACCCTGAGAGAAGCATTCTCTCGCCGTTATTATAGCAGAAAATTGCTTCTCTCACAAGTGAAAAGGAGCTTTTTAATGCAACTTTCTTTGTCTGAGAACATCAAAATCTTCAACAACGCCGAGTTTGGTGAAATCCGCGTCATGCTCATTGACGATGACCCTTGGTTTGTTGGCAAGGACATTGCCGTAGCACTTGGGTACGTCAACACGAAAGACGCTCTTGCGAAGCACGTTGACGAGCAAGATAAGCGTCAGGGAGATGGGGTAGCGTTTTGCGACCCCATGGGCAGAGAACAGCATCCGACCGTCATCAACGAATCCGGCCTATACAGTCTGATTTTCAGCAGCAAGCTGGAAAGCGCACAGCAGTTCAAGCACTGGGTCACTCACGAAGTTCTTCCGTCCATCCGCAAGCATGGGATGTACATGACCGACAACCTGTTGGAGACGGCTATTGCCAACCCGGACTTCGTGATCGGGCTGATTCAGAACATGAAAGCTGAAAAGGAAAAGAACGCGGCGTTGCAGACGCAGAACAAGCAGCTCTGTGAGAAGAACGAAGAGATGCAGCCTAAAGCAGACTACTTCGATGACCTTGTGGCATGGAACGTGTCTACCAACTTCCGCTCTACCGCAAAGGAACTGCGCATCCCTGAACGCCTGTTCATCAAGATGCTTATTTCTGACGGTTACATCTACCGTGACAAGAACAAGGGCATCCTGCCGAAAGCGGGCAAGGGCGACGGCCTGTTTGCGGTCAAGGAATACTGCAACCAGAAGAACAAGCACGGTGGCGTACAGACCAGAGTAACGCCGAAAGGCCGTGAGACGTTCCGTCTGCTCTATGCAAGCATCCGTAGAAGCGTATAACAACCTATAAGAAAAGCCAGTGGTTAGAGAACATCTAGCCGCTGGCTTTTTGTGTTATGCGATTATTCCTCTACGAGGTCTGCATACTTGACTTCGATGCGGGGCAGTTCATCAGTAGTGCTGGTCAATGCTCTGGTGATTTTTTCAAGCCCGGTGAACTCACCATAGACGGTGATAATATCATCTTCCAGAATCTTCACAGCATCGCCACCACGCTTATCCAGCATATAATACTCGTCATCGGCATAGAATCCATATCCGCTGTTGTCCGTGTAGGTTCTCCATGCTTTTTCGCTGCCGGAGAAGTTTGCGTCAATAATCTGCGAGACCTTTACCTTGACAACAATCTTGGTGCCTTCATACTTTTCAGGATAGCGGCACAGCTCCTTATAGTCCACAGTCTGGCACTCTGCCTTGTAATCGTCCTCGCTGATTTCAGGCGCAACAGATGCAGCGGAAGAAGCGGTGGATGCACTTGCCTTAGTGGTGCTGCTGCTTGCAGAGCTGTCAGAGCCGCTACCAGAGCCGCCAATGGCAGACAGAACAATCAGTACGATAATAGCGATGAACCACCAACGCTTGTAGATGGGCGGCTTATTCTTACCGCCACACTGAGGGCAGACCTTTGCACTTGCGGCAATCTCTGCGCCACAGTGCTTGCACGTTGTCATTTTACTTTTAGCCATTGTAGATTCCTCCCTTTCAATGCTTGTAAGGCAAGTATAGCACAAAGCACAGACCCTTTGTAGGGGTCTTTTTATTTTTGCGCGGAATTTTTGTGATTGGCAATGGGGGGTGGGTGATTTTTTGAGCCTTTTTTATTTTTTCGGTGGTTGAAAGACTGACCGGGCGGGGCTGGGCGGTGGCCATATACCCTGCCGGTGCACCCGGACGGCCTACACACCACAGGCAGCATGGCAGACCATGCCAGATGCAAGGCAAACAACGCCACGCACCGACACACACGCCCGGACGCTGGAGGGCGCAGTGCTTGTATGTTGCGTGTGCAACGTTTTTATATGCTTGTACGTTTAATCTTGAATATACTATTGACTTGTACGTTTAATCATGTATAATAGTAAATGTACAGAGGATGTACACCACCACACCACCACAAAACAGGAGGACAAAAACCATGAAACTAGAATTCAGAACCAAGAACACTTATTACGGCAATGCGCATTATCTGTGCATCGATACCAACGCAAAGACCTTTTCCCGCGTCCCTGAAGGCTGGGTATCCAAGGACGTGCCTGTTGTAGCAAAGCGGGATATGGACACTATCAAGGCACAGGCCATTGCAGACGGATACACGGAGGTTTAAGGCAATGAAAACAAAAAGAACCATGCGGGATATCAAATCCCAGTATCCGACCATTATCCAAGTAGGCTATTGCGATGCACAGAATATGCTCAGCATGGACGACCCCGCAACGTATACTGCAGGTGTATACGGCTGGAATGCGGATATCTACCCTATCATTTCGGGCGTTGCAATCTGCACCGGATACCGTCCCTTTGGAAACATCAAGCCAGACCGCGAAACGGTTCGCCGTTACGAAAAGCGGGCGCAAGAAATGCGCCGGGATTTGTGGAACGCTGAGGTGCTTGCAACGCACCTGCACAGCTTGCAAATGGAATTTGTTCGGGAGGTGTGCAAAGTATGATTACTCTGGACTTTACCCAGTGGGCGGCCCTCTGGTATGTGGGCGGTATAATTTCCGGTTTTCTCCTCTGTCTGGTCTGGCTCAACGACCGGGCGGAGCAGTAAGGAGGGGAGACAATGACAAAAGCATTTCGTGCAAAGCTGCTTAAAGCTGGCGCATTAGATACTGTAAAATATCGGTATGCTGTATATCACGGCCACGCCTACGACGTTATCAAACGGATTAAAAAAGCCGAAATCCGGTCTTGGAACGCCGAAAACGACGAATATTGGGAATCTGTCGAATACATTTGTTATTAAATGAGGTGCAAAAAATGACGGCATTTGAAGAAAAAGTGAACGCATACCGCGAAAACAAGCGGTTAATTGAAGAGTTAGAAGCAATGAACGACGCTGTAAAGGCTGAAATAATTGATATGATGCACGGCGCGCCGGAAATGGTGCAGGGCACTGCAAAGGCCATTTACAAGGATGTGCAAAGTGTCCGATTTGATAGCAAGCTTTTACAGGCAGCGCACCCGGATATTTATGCTGAGTGCAGCAAAAAGACCGTTTACAAGCGGTTCAGCGTGGTATAAGGGGGTGCGACAAGTGATATTATCCTGTATCCTGTTCTTCTTTTGGTTTTTCTCTGCGCTGTTTAAGGCGTCAAAGTAACGCCGATCGGATACTTTAGCGGGGCTGCACCGTAAAGCAACCCCGCCCCAGCCCAAAAGGGCAAAAATATTTTTGCAAGTCCTGTTTTTGGGGCTTGCGATATGATATACTGAAAAAAAGGGCAAAGCCCAGAAAGAAAGGCATTACCATGAAAACTTACACTGAACACGAAATCAACGGCTTAAGCATTTACGTTGATGATGAAACCGGAAAAGTACACCATGCAGTAAATTGGAACAGCCCAAACCCAAAAACGCTTTATCCGTACGCCTATAACACCCGCTCCCGTGTATGGGATAACGTCAGCGGAGATTACACGTTAGCAGGATTGAAACGCACAAAGCGATTGATTGAATGGCACTAATAAAATCATCACCCGGTCAGCAATGGCCGGGCTTTTCTTTTGCCTTGCATCCGCTGAGGGTGCAGGGCTTTTATTTTGCCCTGCTGCAATGCATCCATATACAAGCGTTTACAGCGGCTTTTATCATGTCCATGCAGTTATACCATCCACGCTACAAAACAGCGCACAGGGATTTACAGGAGCTTTTCTTGCGATTTGCCCCATTCTACCGCCGCAAATAACAGACCAACACAAGCGGCTATAATACCGCCTGTGCCACGTTGGAGCGTATCACAGCACCCGGACGGCCTGCGCCGATAATAGACACCACCGCCACGCCGGACGCTGGACAGCTCAGCGCAGATGACCTATTATAATAAGGTATATAAGGGCGCACCGCTGCGCCCCTGTTATGGATCCATGCCAGACGGTGCAGCACATCGCAGACCATGCCAGCCCGGCGGGGTCTCGATACCTACCGCGCCCGGCGTCTTGCACTCTGGCACTGGGTCAGCCTGACACGCTCCAACCGGCGGGGCAGTCCAGCAGCAGGAGCGCGGCGGGCGGCGCGGAACCATTGGCGGCTTGCGCCGCATCTCTTTTCGGGCTTTCGCCCGATAGCTAATAGAGGTCAGCAATAGTCGTAGCGTCCCAGCTGAAATAGTCGTAGCCAATAGTCGTAGTTTCTCCCGACAAATAGTCGTGGAATAGTCGCAAAGTCGTCAGACGACTAGCTTTTGAAAGTCCTATATATAGTATAGTAGTGGACGTTCCATTAATAGTTTTAGAGTAATAGTCGTAGTGTTTTCTTGCGAATCATCGTCAAACAGTCGTGTATTTTTTGTGTGAAATAGTCGTTCGCCTTTTAAGAAAAGAGAGGTGCGATAGTCGCTAAGCCATCAGACATCCACAAAATCAATATGTGTCAAGACACCTGTCAATTTTAATCCCAATCGCATTACCTCAAAATATTTAATCATCGTACTTATTATAATAGTCGCAGACAATTACTTAATCTTTTTAACTATTATTCCGCTGGAATAGTTGTATCATCCGATTCGGTTCACTCTTCTCCGATTTAATTACCGACAACTACAATCATATCACACCAACCAACTAGGATTATCCGTTCGGCAAATGCCTCAATACTTTTAACTATTTAACAAGACTATCCGACTGGTCAGTTGCTTTCAATCTGTAATCAACTACTCATACAGCTATGCAACATTTCTACATATTCAACCAACTACAAAGAGAAGTCAATTCTCCATGTCTGGAATAGTCGTAGACCATCCACCAGCCCGAACCTCACGCCAGTTCTCGCCTACGGTCTGCTCTGCTGGCTAACGGTATAGCTTTGGAGATAGAGGGTTATAGGGGGAAAGAACCTTTACAATCGTGGGAAGTCAGACCCATCAGTCTGTTGCTTCTCCCGCTCTCGATCAATCCAATTAAGGGCTATTGGCTTCCAGCTGATAATAGGACTGCCGCTTTTCGTTCGCCATCCAAGTCCCTCGTAATACCGCATGAACTGGTTTGCGTACCTTGTCGTGCTTCCGTTGTCAATAAAGAACTCGCTGACCTCTTCAAACTGAGGGGTGCACGGAGCGCCCTCATCTAATCTACTATGTTTATATTTACTATGTATATATCTACTAGTGGGCAATTTTCTGCCCGATTGTTGGGCACTATTTTGCCCGATTGTCGGGCAATTTTCTGCCTGATGGTCGTTACAGTTGGGCAATATATTGCCTGATTGATAGTCGAACAGTTCCTCATCTTCAGGATACCCAACGTAAATCGTGTTGGATTTTGAATAATTGCGCTTGCATTCAATCAATCCGGCGTCCTTTAGCTCTTTCAAGTATTCTTTGGCTATCCTTTCCTTCTTTCCTACCATGTCCCCTGCTTCTGCGTTGGAACATCGAACAAACACCCGTCCTTTGCTGTCGACCCATTCTTTACCGTTATGTCTTGACGTGAACGAGCGATCAAGAAGGTCTACATAGATGACCTTCGCATTTGCGCTAATGCTCATCTTATCAAGAAATCGTGGGTAAATTTTATATCGAGGACGCACAATGTTTGCTGTTATGTACTGCATTTTCTCCTCCTGCAATAGTCGTATGCTTCTACAATGCACTCACAGCCCCGTAGAGCCGTGCCAGAGCCGTTTTCTGTGTTTGGTTGATAAAGTTGTTGTACGGCGCTAAAAAGCGTTTGTTGGGCTTCTGTGTGCGTACATGCAAAAGGCTACCATTGCTGACAGCCCATGTGCTCAGTCCATCCAAGTATACTCTTGGAACCGTTGAATCTGCTTGTTAAACGTGATGGGAAGGTCACCTATCTCGCCTTCCTTGTTCTTGCTCAGCCGGAACAGGTACTTGTCGGGGTTATCGCCAGACAGAAGAATGATTGCATCAGCGTCCTGTTCGATCTGTCCGCTTTCTCGCAAGTCGGAGTTGGTAGGCGTTGCTCCGGGCTTGGATGGGTTTCGATTAAGCTGTGCCAGTGCCATAACGACAATGCCTGTGGTCTGCGCCAGTTCGTGTAAGGCAATGGATATGGCTGTAATGGCGGCATATCTATCCTTTGCGCCTGTTTCGTGGATGAGTTGAAGATAGTCTACGAATATGACTTGAGCCTTTTTACGGAGAGCCTGAGCCTTCATCCACGCCACGTTCTTTCCGGCAGCGGAGCGAATATATAAGGGCATCTTCATGTTCTTTGCCTGTCCGTCAATCTCATTCAAGCTGACCGCCTTGTTTTTCACCGTGTCCAAAGGGCAGTATATTTGATTAGCCATCAGACGTGCGCCCAGCTTGCGTTTGCTGGTTTCTAAGCTGAAATAGTACACGGTGTAGTTTTGCTTTGCCATGCTTGCTGCTATTTGCAGGGACAGGGCTGTCTTGCCCGCAGACGGTCTGCCGCCGATGATGATGAAATCGCCTGGAGAAATGTGCAGCGCTTCATCCAGACGCTCTAGGCCTGTCTTGATGTACACAGGCTTCTCGTCCATGTGAAGCACATAGTCGTTCAGCACATCCTCGTATGTCCACGCATCTTCTTCCTCAGCTTTCAGGCTCATCGCCTCGCCCATCTGCTGGTAAATGTCTGATAGATCAGAATAGTCAGTGAGCTCGCTGGTCATCTGAAATGCCAGACCTTGCACACGAGTGAGTGCAGCTTGTTCTCTGATAAGCTGTGCCCAACGCTGCATCTGCTCCCTGTCAATTCGTACACACTCTGATTCACAGGTTTGTACACACGCCAAGAGTGTCTGCGCTACGTCTGGATGCTGCGTGTTTATCTCGACTATATCTATCTTGCCCCTAGCAGTCCAATAGCCCTGAACAGCCGCAAAAGCGTCTCTCAGTTCAGGTCTGAACAAGTCAAGTTCAAGGTCTGGTATAATTTCATCCACAACGCCCGGTTTGCAGAGCATCAGCGCACCGATAAATACCGTTTGAACGTCCATTGTCATAGTCTAGGAAACTCCATCTCCGTACTTTGCTCGTACTGGTCATCCTGTTTCAATGCGTAAATGTCCTGCCATCCGGCATAGATGCTCTGGTCGAGAATGGCTTTCCAGTCGTGCCGATCAAACTTTTCCAGCTTGTTGCAGAGCATCTGTTTTGCCCGGTCTGTCATAGGCTTTTTGATTCTTGTACGCATCTGTGCGAACTCTCGCAGGGATTCCAGCAAGGCTTTATCGCCATGAGCAAAGTCGGAGAAGATGTCAGGTTTCTTTTTGACAGCACTCTCCGGTAAGGCCTTGACGCTCGTCTGACTGTCAGTTGATACAATGCGTTCATCGTCATCTGACTTTGAACTCATAGATGAGCTGACTTTCATCTCATTTATGACATGAGGATGAGCTGACTTTCGTGTAGACCATCCTTTTGACGCAATATCGCTTCTTTTCGATTCTTCATCGAGCAGATGCTTAATCAAAATGAAACAAGATTCTGCTTTTTTTGAATTCAAAGTTGAGTCTTTTTCTTCAAAAACGTATGCGCAGATTGCATCGTAGAGTTCCAATTTTTCTTTACTTTTGAGTGCGGAGATGGCTTCAAAGTAGTATCGTTGAAACGTAAAGCTGTCTCGTTTTTTGTCCATGCTCAGTCCTCTTTGTAGCGTTTGTTCCATGCTTCGATAAGGGCGGCTTTAATTCTTTCCTTGTCTTTTTCAGAGGAATCATAGTTATAAGTTTTGCTTTCTATGAAAACATAGCAGTTGCACTTATTTTCTTTGTTTCCTCTCGTAACATACATCCATCGTGTTTGGCGATAACCGCCCTCTGCAATGGCAACTTCTCCACCGCAGAACGGGCATCTCTTAAGTTCCGTCATTTTCTAAACCCCTCTCTCGTTCTCGTGATTCGCTTATGCGCCTTGACAGGCCTTGCGCCTTTGCCGTAAGCTGGGCGAATATGCTTCGCCTTGATATACCCACAAGGCGGCTTCGGCCCAAAGTCGAAAAGGCTCAAGTCCATAATGATGATTCCAAACTTCTTGTTCGTCATGCTTACCGCTCCTTACGCATACCATTTCGGTGCTTCGTTAAAGATTTCCACACCTTCTGCAAATCCCAGCTTTTCTAAGGTTTCACACATAATGCCGTCCATCATGCTGTGAACGATTTCTTCATCATCACCGTGCTTTTTGTATGCTTCCTGCATTTTTGCTGTGAATGCGTCAACCATATCTTGCGTAATAACGATATTGTTTTCCATAAGCCCTCCTACACCATCGGAAACGCCATCCAATGCGTCACCGTCACATCTTTCGGCAGTCTCTCGCCTATCTCATCCCAGAACTGGCCGTCTGCATAACAGCCGAGAAAGTACACTGTTGGTGAGATTCCTTGCAACATTTTTCCATCTTTATCACGCCACGTTGTCTTAGTCGCAAACAACAAAGGCTGCGTCCGCTCTCGTGGCGGTTCGCTTGCTGGATGCCAAAGTGTGTTAGCCATTGTTATACCCCGCAGCGGCAAGAACGACTACATATCCAATTAAGAAAATAGCAACATTGAGAACCGCACAAGCAACAACCTTGATAACGGTGCTGTCAATATATTCATCCAAAGTTTCCCAAAGGATATATCGTTCAAACAGATAAATGGGAGATACAAACAACATACCAACCATCGTTGTCAAAACGATGCCTAAAGCGACTTCATATATCGGCATTGACTTTTCTCCCTTCAATCTCCATCCCATACGCCGTCAGGACGCATCTTTGCAAACGCAAGCAAACCGTACAATGCGCGCTTGGCGTTGCCCTCTGTGGCGTGCCAGTAGTCGCTATCGTCTACATCGTCACCTAGTGCAGAAATAGCCTTTTCAAGCATCGGGATGCTCTCTGCGCCTGTTTTGCCGTAAATGGAGCGGATGCCCTTGCTACCCAACACATCATCACGACGAAAGTACTTTCCATAATTATAGGTGATATTAAGCCACAGTTCCTTTGTTCCTACAATGGAACGAGTGCCACCAGCAACAAAGTGTATATCATCCACTTCAAGTGTTTCGTGCGTTACTGGGTCGCATAGTGAAATATCATAGCTCATTTCCTCATCCTTTCGCCAGCCATACAGCCAAAAATCCACCGCAAAAGACAACGGCGTTGATAGTCGCCATTATTATCGCATGAATAATTGTTGAGCGTTCTGGATGCTTCCGTGACCATTCAATTGAAATGCTATCGGTCATATCCCAAAGAAACATTTCAAAAAGCGTAATAAAGCCTCCAACGAATAATGTTATAATTGACCCAACAGCAAATATGGCGAGCGTATCTTTAGTTGTCATTTTCTCTTTTCTCCCATTCCTTACATCCACGTTCATCCCACACGAAGTCTGCAACGTGTTCTGACTGGTCGCTTACACATACGCCCTCCGGCTCTGCGTACCATTTGCAAGAGCCACAGGACGGCTCAGATTTGTTCTCACAGGATTCTGCCGTACATCGGATAGATTTGCCAGCAGAGAACTGCTTGATTCCCATGCAAGAGCAATGTTCGGTGGTGCAGTAGAAGTTCATCCGATTTTCCTCCAACCAATTAACTCGCAGACACCAATCGTTACAGGGTCGCATCTGTGAATAACTATGTCCCCTGTTCTTTGTTCCTCGATAGACGGTCTGTAGACAAGCCCTTTTTCTTTTGATTCAAAAACTCCATCGAGAATGGTCTCCGGCAAAATTAAAAATCCATCAGAATATAAGATGGCATCGCATTGCTTGCATTTATAGACGCAAACATTTTTCATTATCTTTTTCCTCTCTTTCCCCTATTGAACCGCCCGATCACTCGCTTATACTCTGCATAACACTCCGGGCAAAGGTCTCCTGTGTCCCTGCGCCACGCCCAGTCCTTGAAGTATTCGTCAGGGTTCATCATCCTGCCGCCCAGAACCGCTCCGCAGCGGTCGCACACTCGTTTGTGGTAGATTCCTCTGTCAGTTTGCATTAGCCATCCTCCCCAACATCCTTGAACAGGATTTCTTTGTAAGCTTTCCAGTCTTTGATTTTGCATGGAATGTCCGTGCCGGGCACGGTCTTTTTCAGCCCATCCATCTGCCAGACGTTCCATGAGATGACATCTGTAATGGCATCAATCAGCACCGGAGACATACGGTGATTCTCAATCTCATTTCCGAACAGCGAGCGAAAATTCTCCATCAGCGTGAGGAATAAATTGCACCGTGCCAGAAGTAAGTTATCTCCTTGCCACTCGTAGCCGTATGTACTCATGTAAGCGTTCATGGCGTAGTTGAGCCAAAGGCTGTAATCCCAAACTTTCGGGTCTTTGAAGTGTTCCTTTGTTATGGCATTTAGCTTCCTATCCAGCAGACCGATTCTGTCCGGCACGGCAATCATCTGCCCTGTTGTGGTATCGTATCGGCTTGTCAGGAACGGTGCTTCTCCACAAGTGACTTCAAGACAAGTCTTGTTGATGTACTCCTTCCAGTCCTCGCACTTCAGGTCGTTTTCGGCAACGTCTGTCATCTTCTTGCAAACCCAAGTCGGCGTGAACACCTCTGCTTTTTTGCAAGTTCGCTTCTTCTGGTCTGCAAGCCGTTTCTGCACACGAGGGACAAGCCGAACCTTGTCCAGCTGTTCCAGCGTGATTTCATCTGCAAAGCCCACGCCCAGTTCAGGCGGCGGGTCTGTCGCCCAGATGATGTTCTTGTCTGTCGTGTGGTCTTGCAAGAGGACAGGCAAAAACGAGCGTAAGCATGGATCGGAAAAGTCAATCAATGGGGTTACGGACAAATCCATTGTGGCTGTTTCATTCTTTGATTTCTTTCCCATTCCATTTCTCTCCAAAAGACGCTCATGCGCTTTTTCTGTTCGATTTGTGATAGCCTAAATCCCTCTGACTGTCTACATTTTGTGATGCCAACAATGCGGCTTGCATAGTGCTTCGGACAGCAACGCTTGCCCGGAATTGGTGGTTCATCACAATAGGCGCAAGTGCCAGATGTCCTTCTGTATTCCTTGCTGTTTCTCGCTCTCTTTTGAGCATCCTTTGTTCGGCACTCGATACAAGAACGATAGCCTTTTGACATTGGACGTTTCAGGCAAATGGTGCAAATCCCTTTCGCGGCCAGCCTTTTACGCTTTTCACGTTGCCGTTCATTGCGTTTTTGCAGATACACAGCTTTCGTTTCACCCGAAAGACTTTCGTATGCTTGCGTGTGCCTTTCGAGGTCTTTTGACAAACACTCTGCACATGATACTCTGCCCGGCATTGCATCGTTCTGACCGCAATGGATGCAGATGTGATGTTCTTTATACATCTGCCGTAACGCTTTGCTACTCATTTCACTATTACATGCTCCGTCGCGTAATCGCCATAACAGTTGCACTTAAGCCATTTGTATTTTGACGAACCTTCCGCAAAATCGAACTTCCATTTTTGGATTCTTTTGATACGTCCACAAACCGTACATCGGACTTTGATTATTCGTTTGTCTTTGTAAGGCTCAAAGGATATTTTGGTGAGTTCGCATACAAGTTTTCCGTCTTCCGTAAAAAGAAATCCGTTCATTCCTCTTTTACCTCTCTGTACTCCACGTCAATCCCCTTAGGCAAAGCCGTCTGGTACTTCTGAGCCAATTGCTCTGCGCTCTGGGCATCACCCAACGGCTGTTCAGGCGGTGCAACGGTGACTTCTACGTTGTCACGCATACCAAAGTAGTTCTTGGCTCGGAAAATCCACTCTGCCGGGTTCTCCTGACCGTACATACCGTTGTACGCCCACATGGACTGCATTTGCAGAATCAGCTTTAGGATGTACTTCTGCTGCAAGCTGTCGTCACGGCGCTTGCCCGCCATAATCTGCTTCAGGCTCACCCATTCGATGCCCAGCACCAGTGCAATCCATTCCACCACAGGGGAGATTCTGGCTTCGATGCAAGCATCAAAGAAGAAGTCAAGACGTTGCTGCACTTCAATCGGGTTGTTCATGTCTACGCTCGGAAGGTCGCCAAAATACTTGGCTGCAATCATGCCGATAACCTTCTTGTCCTCTTCATCACCGATTCTTGACTGCAAATCGCCTGTATTCAGCATCTTAGACCTCGTGATCGCTAACTCCTGTTGTTCTTTCACCTTTTTACTCACCTGTGAGCGGATAGATTTCCGCTTGTTAAGCATCTGTTGTTTCTTCTTCTCTCGCTCTTTCTCACGCTTCGCAGCGGCTTCTTCTTTCGCCTTTTGCGCCCGCTTCTCACGCTTTTTCTTTTCAGCTTCGGTAAGCGGCGGTCTGCCACGACCACGCTTCGGGGGTGTTGCCATGTATCAGACCTCCTTTGGCGGTTCAGGAACAGGCATCCAATGTGTAACGGTATATGGGATTTCGCTTCCAAGTTCGACCCAATAGCCATCAGATGTCATAAAGCCGAAAATCATAGCCGCATTATCGCAATACGCAATTACAGTTTCAAACGCTTCCGGAAGTTGTTTTTTTTACGCTAATCCAATCGTTCATGCTCTCACCTCTTTATCTTCGTTTCGATTTTGTCCAGCTTCCATGCAATTTGCCAGACGGAACAGCAGTTGTCCAACTGCCTCCACCATGCACACTTTTCTTTCTCGCATACGCACCGGCCAAGCGGATTGCTGGTCATCTTCATCGGGCAGTAAAGTTCGTTTTCCATTAATACTCCTTTTCGATATGAACCCTTGCAATACCGACCATCACATCACCGGAACAGGCCATAACCCTACCGTGACGGAGCGACACGCAATTATACGTTACTCCTGCGCTAACAAAGGATGCGCCCGTAATATTGTTCGTTTTCATCAAGAGTTCATTGTTGTAGTAAAACGGTTCCCCTTCCTTGAGCGAATCAAAACGAACTCTCTTCTTGTCACACTCTCCACGAATTTCCATTTTTACCTCCCAAGAAATACAAACTCCCACTTCGCGACTACAATAAAAGCGATCACAACGCCTTGTAGAATCGCAAACTTTCTACGGCTTCTTTCCATACTCTTTTCAATGTCATATCTGTTCATGTTTTTACCTTCACCCCATCACAACAGCCGTGCAAACAGCTAGACACACGTTGATGAACAGCCAAACGAGCATTGCCTGACGTTTTTCAAACAGGTTGTCTACCATGCCTTTGATTGTCCGTTCGGACTGAACTACCACCGCCAGCAGGACTAGGCAGACCAGCCAGCGAGTTACAAACTCAAACATTGTTACCTCCACCTAACATCCTCTATGATGTTTGGATTTTCGTGCGATTGAAACTCATATAGACTGCATATGGTTTTCTTTCCGCAAATCGGACAAATAGGAGTTTCCCCATTATCTGCCATCGCAGTTGCAACGCGTGCATCACACACAGAAATGGCAGTATTGCAGAAGTAACAAGTGAATGTTGCTCTTTTAATACGGCAATACTTTGAATTTATTGAAGTGATTTCCGAAATAGCTTCTACCGAAAATATTGCCATCAGCTCCACCTTTCTCTCAGCTCTTTTTCGATCTGTTCTGACTTTGCTGTGATGTAATCTGCAAACTCGTCAGGGGTCATGTCCTCTTCTTTGAACTTGCCGACCATCTCCCAATACCTGTCACCAATACGGATGATTTTCTGCACCTGTTCATCGGTCAGGTCTGCATCGCACCGAAGGTTCTGAATCAGTGCGCCCCATGTGGCGGCGATACCATCCAAAGCCATGCGGAAGCCGTACAACTGGTTCTGTCGTGCGATTTTGCGGAGGTTGGCTGACATTGCCTGTTTGCCAGACGAGGGACGGTTTCTGCGCTTATTCATCTGACTGCTCCTTGTCTTGAAGGCGATGGAGCCAACGGTAGTATTTTTCGCTTGCAATAATTCCAATTCGCTCATACGCTTTTCTGTCATCCGAAAAACCAAGAGCGGCCATGCACACCATAACGTCTGCGTATTCCTCTTCAAACGCCTTTCGGCATTCCTCTACGCTCTTCGGTGTCGGGTTCGTGCCATCCAGAGCCCGGCGCAGCTTTAACGCAGCTTGAGCCATCTCGGATGCTTCTTCTGCCAACTGCGCCAAGATTTCCGTCTTAGGCAGAATGTCTGAAACTTTCTTACTCACTTCTGTTCTCCTTTCAGCCAGTCGTTGAGTGCAGCCATACAAGAGGGGCAAAGAACGAACGACCTGTCTGGCGAGCATTCATAGCCGCGTTTTTTGATTTTCACTTTTCGGATTCCGTCCGCTTCGCCGTGCCACGAAAAGCACTCACCGCATCGGTCGCAAATCTCAACCTCAATATCATCGAACTCCATTCTCTTTCTCCAATCTCTTTAGCAGCCCGTCCACGTCATACCGCCAATGGACACGCAGCCTTTTTGCTTTGATCTCTACCCCCTCTTGCTCTGCCCATTGCCAAGGGATGCTCTTGCGGCTCTCGTTATAACGGAACGCCAAAACTTTGCTGGCAGAGATTGCAAAGGTGCGGTTGACTGCTCTGTAATTGACTATTACATGGGCGGTCTGACCGCCGTATCCCATTGCATCCACCATGTCAGTGATGTGCTTTTCCTTGCGGTATTTGCACTTTGACTTGTCGTACTTGCCGAACACCTTTTCCAGAGGGATAGAGGGCGTTTCGATGGTTTTCAGTTCAAACAGGTGGTTCATTGGGTATCGGTACACAAGAAAGTCACAGATGTTGTCGATGGAAAATGACAGGTTCTCGTTGCCACCGTAGTAGGTGGCGGCACTGTCTTTCAGGCGGTAGCACCACGCATCGGATGGGACGGACGCCTTGAAGTCCGCTTCAAACTGCTTGCCGGTGTTCATTTGTCGTCCTCGATCTCTTTAGCTTCTCTGATACGCAGTCGGATAAGTTCGCTATTTGCATATCGCAGTTGCCAGCTACCAAACCAGCCTTTGTGAACAAGTTTTCCGGCGCAGTAAACAAACTCCTGCTTCATCAATCTATCAAGTGAAATGATGTAACTGCCCGGCTCATACTTTCTTTTATTCATCCTCGTTCACCTCTAAATTCGCTTCCGAGAAACCGTTTCTTGCCTTTTTCCCGGTGCTTATCCTCATAATCACGGTGGTACACGCTCTGGCTGTGGTTCAGCTCATACACGAACGCCTTGCGTTCTTCGAAGTCTTTCTTCTCTGCCTTGTACTTCTCGCAAGTGTCGTGACAGGCTTGGTGACGTGATGTGCAGTTGAGACAACAAGTAATCATTCTATCAACCCCACTGTTCTGACATGGCAGCCGCCACGCCAGCGAAAGTTTTTGCTCGGTTTTTAGCCCGGTCAGTTGTAAACATCCCTTTATGCTGCTCTCCATGTTTATGAGAATAAGAGCCGGACGGGCACCATGTTGCGGTAGGTTCTACGATGTTTGTCGGGTGCAGCGGCGGTACACCGCGCTCCCACAGTAGCGTTTTCTTGCTGTATGGATGCCCGTACTCGTAGGGCTGGATTGCCTGCGTAGGCTTTGGGTAATCAAAAATCTTGCTGGGGGTAGGATTCTCAATCACCACTTTTTCGCAATCTGCCGCCCACACGGCAAGAAAAAGTGCCTTGCCGCACAATCCCTCATAATACCGGGAAAGATTGAGCTTTCCTCCCTTGTACAGGTGTCTTGCTCCCGCGTTGCTCGTCTTGGTGCATGGAACAAATGCAATAATCATATCCCAGCGTGGCACATCATGCGCGGTTCCGTCCATGGTCACGACCTGCCCCCCCTCAATAGCTTTTAGGCAGTCACCGAGAATATGCCATTCTGGATGCCCGCCGGACGGCTCAATCAGGTCGCAGGAATAGGCTTCGTGATCTTTTGCCCGGAATGCTTTGCAAACTTCCTGCGATTCCTCACAGGCAACTAAAACTTTCATCTTTCCAAACGCCCGTCCAGCCAGATAGCGCAGCTCTTATATAAGGTAGGCGGTCAACGGCTTACAAATCAGAATGGCAGCGAATTATCCGGCTCTTCAATCATGGAGAAGTCATCGTTCCCA